ACACCCGCGTGTGCTTGATCTTTTTCACGTAGGCGTCCAAGTTCCCCTGAGGGTGACCGAATCCTACCTGCACGGTGAGCTGCTTGAACTGGTCGTAGGTCATGGCGGAGACGTTTGTCAGGTAGCCGGAGCAGTAGTTGTGCAGGATGAACTCCCGGAGGGCCGTCAGTGTGACGGTGCTTCCGAAGGTCAGCGCCCCTTCTCCGTCTTGGCCCATAGCCAAGCCCCAAGCCTTCCGGTAGAAGGACTGCTTTGTGTCCCTCCTCCGTCCCTTCCGGGCTGTCCGGACCATAAGGACGAACTCCGCCCGGTTGATGGCTCCGATGGCCGGGTGCTTTGCAATGAGGTACGGCGTGACGGGGGACTGCTCGCCCCTGCGGTAGCCGCGATGAATCTCCAGCACGGGGGCCCGCATGACGTAGGCCTCGTTCCATTCCGTCGTCTTGAGCATCTTGTACCCGCTCGCCAGGGCCACCCGGAGGGTCCCGGACCCGGTGACCGGGGAGCCGGTCACGGAGAAGCCGGTCGGCATCGTCAGGCCGACGGAGGACACGCCGCCACCCCCTCCGCCCTGGATGAGGTCGTAGATCTCCTTCGCCGTGCTGGCGCTGATCGTCTGGTCGTCCGAATAGGTGGACGCGGCCAGGAGGAGGGCCAGCGAGCCGATGATCTTGACGTTGCCTCGGTAGGAGCCGTATGCCTTGAACTTGTTGACGAGGTTCCAGGAGGTTCCGTCGTACACAAAGGTCAGGGTCTCGTACTGCGACCAGTCGTAGGTGAATCCGCTTCCGTCCAGTGCCGCCATATCCCGCATAGGCTTGGCCCCGGTGGAGTTGACGTTCAGGGTCGCGCCCGTGGCTGAGTTGGAGTAGTCGCAGAACAGGACGACCGTTGCGCCGGGCTTGAGGTCCGCCGACGTCATCCCCGTCACCGTCGCCACCTTCGCGGCCGTCGCCTTGGTACTTGTGATGTGCCCGTAGAACACCGTCCCCCCGTTCACCGTCGTTGGGGTAGGGGTTGGGGTAGGCGTCGATCCGCCACCACCGCCGGAGGAGGAACCACCACCGGAGAATGAGCCGGAGCCGTCCTTCTGGTAGTACGTGTTGCCCGACCAGTCCGGCTGCTCGCTCTCGTCCCAGAGGTCCGTGAACTGCAAAAACTCATGAAATGCCGCCCCGACGAGCTGGCCGGACATCATATCCAGTGTCGCCGCCTGGAGAAGGAACCGCTTGCCCTTGTAGGTATAGACGCGGTCGAACCGCGGGTAGTCTTTGTTCACCGGGGCGCAGTTCCCGGACAGGACCTCCGCCGCCCCGAAGTGGTAGCAAAGGATTTGCTCGTGGATCATCGCCGGGATCGGGATGGTCGCCGTCTGCCCGGTCCAGGAGGCGAGGTATCCGTACAGGGATGGATACGTGTTCCCCTGCGGATAGTAGTACAGCGCGTTGACGTAGTTTGCGGGCCGCGCAAAGGAGATTGCGATGCTCAACGGGGCAACCCTGGGCTTCCTTGTTACCCGGACGTTATAAGCCTCGTTGTTAATGGTAGTGACCTTGTTTCCGGCGAGGGCCGCCGTGTTCGGCGAGACAATTACAGATGCAAGACGGGCGTACACTCCATCGCCCGTGTACCTCCAGCTCTTGTATGTGATCCCGTGGAACTGGACGGCAAGTGTCCCGTTCTCTCCGAGGTCGCTATACGCAAGTTCCACAAGGAGGTCGGTTGCGAAGGTGTTCTGCGCATCGTATTCCTGTGTCAGAATCTCCTGTGAGGTCCCCCACTTTGCGCCGTCCCAGAAACGGGACGCCGACCCGACGGAATACATCACGGAATACTTGATCTCTGCCAATGCGTAGCCGTAGTTGTCCATCTGCAGGGAGCCGCCCGGAGCGGTCACGAACGAAAGCGGATTGGCGGCGAATCGGCAAATCACGGAAACGGCTGACGTCTTGACCTTGAACGAGAGCTGCTGAAGAACGGTGTCGTTCACGGCATTCGCAACAAGGAAGGCGTAGTTCCTCCAGCTATCTCCCTCTGACCTTGCCAGCGGGCTTGCGGGGATATACTGGGAAGGATCAATCACGAAGCTGTTCCCTCCGGGGATGAGGCTTGATGTTCCGGCCCCGGATAGCACACTATAAGGAGCGGAATGCTCAGCACGCGGGTATGTCTCTCCGTCCGGATTCTCCAAGCCCTCTACTGCGCACCTGTACGTTCCGCCGGCCGCAAAGGTAAACGACCCGAGGACGGGGATTTCCGCCTCGCTTTCAAATTTGTAGTCCACCTGCTCCTCTATGCTCCGGTAGGCGGGATCGTACTCCCGGCTGCCGCCATAGAACTCCAGCGCCTGGGTCTCCACCATCCCGGCAATCGTCTTGCCGAGGAGGGCCATGTTGCGGATTGGCGCCACGGCTACGTACCCGGAATCAACATAACGGAGGGTGTAGCCGATTGAGGAGAGAACGTCCTCCAGCACGGTATACCAGTCGTCGTCCTTAAACTGCGACACGTTGACGTAGCTGTCAAGGATGGAGACGCCGTCGTATTCGATGGTCTTCGCATCGTTCCCGGAGTCGATGAACCGCAACCCCATCGGGAGGCTGATCTTGTTCATCGCCGCATTGACGAGGGCGCGGATGGAGACAAGGCCGTTCGCGTCGCCGGCCATGTCAAAGGGGAAGTCCTGAAGATGGCCGATGTTGTCCCTCGCCACGATGGTGATCGGGGTGTGGTAGTCCAGATTCTCCGACCAGCTGTCCGGGGTTATGTATCCCGCCCAGCGTGGAGCCCAGCTGCCGTTCTGGTCGGAATAGAGGACGACCTTGTATAGGGTATCGTCCGGCGTAAAGAGTTCCTGCCATGAGCCGTGCTTGACGGTGGTCGTGTCTGGTATATCAGGCGTATCTACGACCGAGAAGCGGAGCTGCGTCTTGACGATGGCGGCCGTCACGTCATCCGTCGCCCCCTGGACCTCCAGGTCGAGGGCGCAGAGGTCGCCCATCTTCTTGACGACACCGACGGAGCCGGTCGTGCGCCGCTGCACCTCTATCCGGTACAGCTGCTTGCGGTAGTTCTGCGTCTCCGCCCAATACTTGACCTTGTACGTCGTTGCCATTATCTGCTCCAGCTATTGACGGCCTTCTGGCCGGACAGGTATATATCAGAGCCGCGCAGGCGTCCCTGCACGGTGATTGTCATTTCCGTTTGGATGGTCTGCGTCTGGGCGGCCGTGGACGTGGCTCCCGTGTACGTGGTTGCGGTCGTCGCCCCGGCTCCTCCGGCAAGGGCTTTCAGTCCCGATTTCGCCGCCGCGCCGATTGCGATGAGCGCCGCACCTGCTGCAAGGGCAGGGACGCCGTTCAGTTTTGACAGCGCCTCTTTGCAGGCCTCGACGCCGACACCCTGGGCCATGAGGATCTCGCCCTCCTTGATTGCCATGTCCGCCAGCGGGGTTAGAAGGGCTTCGACGACCCTTCCGGGGTTGATGTCCTCCAGCCCGGCGAACTGGTCCGCGAGCTCCTGCACCGCGTCCGAGAAGCCGCCGATGGCCGAATCCCGGAAGTCCGCAAGGAGGTCCTGCATCCGCTGGAGATCGTCCTTGTATTTCGCGTAGAAGGAATCCCACTCGGACATATCCGGGGGGACGATTTCAATGGGCGAGAACTGTATGGGTTCTACTTCTTCAACCTCCTCCTGTATGTCCGCTGTCAGAATATCGTTTATATTCCCGATATACTCCTGCCAGAGGGCCTCCGTGTCCATGTGGTATTGTTCCAGGAGGGCCTTTTCTGTGTTGTACTTCTCCGTGAGTAGTACGATCTCGCTCTTTGCGGAATCCTCTGCCCTTTTGAGGACGCGTGCAGCCGCTTCTCGTTCTGTGTCGGTTCCGCCTGTGGATTGTCTATTTAGTGAGCCAAGCAGGGATGTCGCACGGGTCTGCGCGTGCATGGTCTCCGTGTCAACTCTGATAACGGCAACCTCTGCGTCTGCCATCCCCTGTACAAGTTCATCGTTTGCCTTGTCGTATTTGACGGTGAGCGCGGCGATATCCTTGATGCTCTGGCTGGTCGTTCGATCCAGTTCGGCGAGTTCCTCCTGCGCCTTGCTTCTCCGGGATCCGATTTGCTCATACCCGTAAGCATTCCCGGCCCCGAAGGTGTAATTACCGATTGACCCGCTGATCTCCTTCTCTAACTTTGCCCGCTTTGCGAGATAATCCCTGCTCTCATTGATGATCTTCCGGTTGGTGTTGTAATTCCTGACCAGGAAGTCAATCTGCTCGTCATTCATCCCGGTCTGTTGCCGGAATAGCTTTCTTTGCGCTGCGGCCTCGTCCTCGTATATCCCCTTCTTGACCGTTCCGAGCTTTTCCGTCAGCGAAATAATCTCCTCGTTCGCCTTCTTGCGTTCCGCGTCGCTCTTTGACGAATCCCGCGCGATGAGTTGCCAAGCGGCAATCTGCTTTTCTATCTCGGCCTCCTGGTAGGAGAAACTGACCTTGCGTTCAAATATTTCATCCAGCGCCGCCGATACCTCTTTCGATACTCGGTAGGCCTCGCGCATGTTGGCAAACAGGTTGTCCCATCCCTCGCCGCTGGATATTTGCCGGACAAAGGTGCTGTATGCACCCTTGATTCCGGCCATCGTATTGTTCCACTCATCGCCCCATCGCTGGGTCATTCTGATTGAGTCAGAGGCAAACTTTAACACGGCGGCTGCGACAGCTCCCCATACCGTCTTTGCGACGGTAGATAGTGACTTCATCGAGCCGGAGAAGCCTTTCACATGGCCCTCCGCCTCCTTGATCCCGCGACTGAACTCGTCCTTCTTGAGCCCAAGTTTTACCCAAAGGTCACCTATCTTCATAGTTCACCGAACACTTCTTTGAAAATTCTATCAAGTTCTGCCTGCTCCTCCTCGGAGACATGGCAGGCGTCCTTCATTTGGTTGGCCTCCTCGGCCGTCATTTCCTCCCACGGGAACCGGACATAGCTCCGGGGGGTCTGCGCCTTTGGCGGCTTGATGTAGGGGTTCTGCGCATAGATGTGGAAGCAAATCCACCTCGCTATCTCCATCCTCTCCCGCATCCGTTCCTGGTCTCCCTTCAGGAGGAGGTCCAGTTCATGGCGGGAGGTCAGCGCCGCTTCCCGTTCACCCTTTCCGCACCGTCCGACGAGGAAGGCTTCGATTTCCTCATAATCCGGGAGAAGAAAGACGTCTTTTTTTTTACAGGCTCCTCCTCCTTCTGCTCCGCTTCCTTCTTCCGCTCCTCCGCCATCAGCTGCTCGGCGGTCTTCCCGGTCAGGGCCGACACGGCGAACTTGACGGCGGCGGTGAATCCATTCGGGTCCGCCTGCATGAGGGCGTGGAAGTCTCCCCGCGTGTGCGGGAAGTCCTCCAGGGTCCCGTGCCCGTCCAGCTCCCAGGCGTTGATGGCCGCCAGATACATGAGGTCCGCGTATCGGTACATGACCTCCAGGGTGCCCGCGTCCTTGTCGACGGTCGGCTTCACCCCGGCCCGCTCTTCATACACGGCAAGGTGAGGGGTGAAAAGCAGGTCCGCCTTCACCCCTTCCTTCAACTCGATGGTCTTCCGGACGGGAATCATGCTACGACAGGGTAGGGTAGTGGGTAAGCGCTCCGGTCACGGTGAGGGACAGGCTCCGCGTGGAGACGGCCCCGAAGTCGTTCGTGTCGCCGATGGCGGTGACGACGGCCTCTCCGACCTCGCCGTCCGACGGGGTGGGGTTGGCCCCGGTCCCCAGCTGGCCGACGAAGAACTTAAGGTTCGTCCCGTTGTGCAGGGCCTTCAGGACCTCCTGCTGCCCGGCCTCGCTGTTGTCAGCGAACAGGGTCGCCTCGATGGTCGCGCCCTTCTTGCCGCCGATGAACTGCGCCCAGTCGGTGGACTTGTCGCTGGTCTCCACGGCCTCCTGCGTCCGGTTCACGGAGTTCGACTGCTCGCCGACGAGCCATGTGTAGGTATCGGCCGTTCCGATCTTCACGTAGAAGCGATTTTTGTTTCCAAGAATTGCAGCCATAGTGTATTTGTTTAATCGTTGTTTGTTTCGGTTTTGACGCGCTCAACCCAGACGGTGAAGGTCTGGAGCAGGCGGTAGATAATCTTGGCCGTATCGGCCGTTTCTGTGAGGTCCTGGAGCTGGTCCGGGAGAACTCCCACGCAGGTCCATCCTTCCGGGAGGGCGAGTTCCGAGGTAAGGCGTTCGATGTTGGTCTCATTCATGGCGACCGTCTCCGCAAGGGAGGCGTTCCCGATGCTCTCCACGGTGAGTCCCAGCTGCCGGAGCTGGCCTTCCTTGTCCAGGCGCTCGCTCTCGGTGATGGAGTGGACCTCGACGCGGGGATAGCCTGCGGTCTTGCCGACGCGGACTCCCGGCCGTTCCAGGCGTGCGACCACGGCGGAGTACACTTCGCCGTAGGCGCTTTCATGGTGGGCCGGCTTCCGGTCAAATAGTCTGCTGAACAATCCCATATCGTCAACCTTCTATTGGTGTGTTACGAATTCTTCTTGCTTCTGCAGCGAACGCCGCCGTTGAATGACGGAGGACCTTTGCGACAGCCTCCGTCACGGAGTTCAACACGCCTCCGAGCCTCCCGCCCTTCGTGTTTTTGTTAACGGCAGGGACAAAGAAGGGATGCGGTTGCGTTCCATTCTCGGCGATCTTCTTTGCGAATGACCAACCCATAGAGTTGGCAACATTCCAGTCCTTCAAGTGGAACTTCTTGTAGGCCCAAGCGGCCATATCATCGGGAGGGGGCATTTTGCCGGCTCGCCGTCCAAACTCGTAATAGAGTGCGTACCCGGAGCTTCTGTTTGTAGTGTCAAAGAATCCGACGGTGACCTCAAGGCCCTTTCTTTCGGCATGACCGCTACCGCGCAGCTTGTCGGTTATCACAGAGCCGTTCCTTCGGAGGTTCCGCTTGGCATCATTGATGATTTCAAAAGCGGCAGCCTCAAGGCCATTCATTGCTGCATCTGCGACTTTCTTGTCAGCCGAATTTAATGCGTTGATTACCTGGTCCATCCCTTCCAGCTTTATATGTCCGTTCAAGTCACTCATTGCTGCACGGGATTATCGACCTGGTACCAGCCGCTGATCCTCACCGCCCGGCCCCGGTTGTCAAGGACCTCCGGGGTGGGGAAGTGAATCTCATGTCCGCGCCAGACCGCGCCGTTGAACTTGATGGAAGGGAGGTACCGGAACTCGATGTCCAGCCCCACGACGTCCGCCTGCTGGAAGGTCAGCATCGTCTTGGTCGCGCTCATCTGCCGCACCTCCGCGTACACGTCAATCACAGGCACCGGACCGCAGATATGGGCGTGCCCGAACTCGTCCGAGAGGGCATCCGACCATGTCAGGGTAATACGGTCATTGTAGCGCCGTGCGCCTTTAGAGTTGCGAAGCATCAGAAGGTCTCCATCAAGATTTTATTCAACACCTCGGAATCCTCCCCGTCATACAGGGCGGTCGCGTAGCGGAACACCGTCGGGAGGAGCCTTGCCTGCTCCCCCTCGTCCGGTGCGGTGGTGAAGGTTATCGTCACGGTCCCGCTCCTGCGGAACAGCTGCAGCCGTCCGCCGGGAAGCGGGTCGAAGGCAAGCTCCGTCCCATCCTCGGAGGTCACACTCTCGATGTCGCCGCCGCCCATGTACAGGCGGACGATCCCGGAGCCGTTCGGGACGGTGACCGTCTGCTGGACCTTCGTCCGGACGATGGGTCGGTCCGCGAACTCCTGGACACGCAGGACGGCGCTCTGCAGGAGTTGATGCAGCAGGGCGTCCCGGCTGTTGTCCGGGACACTCGCGTACTGCTTGAACTGCTCCAGCATGGAACGGCAGAAGCCGTCCTCAATGGATATGACAACGAGCTGCGCCATCCGTTAGAGGATTAACTGGCCGGGGTGATGGCGGTGATAGCGGTAGCCAGGGATGCGATCCAGATGAGGCCCTTCTTGTCCGGGGTCTTCACCAGGGTCTGGATGCTCTTGCGGAGGTACACGTCCCAGCCGTCCTGCTTGGCGTTGCGGACAATCTCCAGCTCGTAGGTCGGGCGCTGCTTGACCTTGATGACGGAGGTGTCGGCGGCGAGGACCTGGCCGGCGGTCAGCTGGCGGGAAGGGACGATGCGGAGGGCGCCGAGCATGCCGGTCGCCTCGTTGTACAGGTAGTGGCCCTGGCTATCCTTGAGGCCGCGGAAGGAGGCCTCGTCAGCGAAAGAGACCCACGCGACGTTCAGGTTGTAGCCTTCCTTCTTGGCCTGGGCGGTGGCGTCCAGGAGGACGTCCGCGATGGTCGGAGAGGCGTACTTGCCGAGGGCGGCGAAGGCCGTGGCCTGGTTCTTCAGGCCGTACACCTTCTTCTGGGTGGTGGCGTTGGTGTCCGCGCCGGCGCCGGCGAAGATCTCCGTGTCGGCGAACTCGTCCAGCTTGCGCTGTCCCATGCCGCGTGCCCAGTCGTACAGGGCGGTGAAGAAGTCGGTGACTTCGGAGGACAGGAGGAGGTGTGCGCCGAACTTCGCCATCTTGCGGGTCTTCTCCTCGGCCTTCGCCTCGCTGTCGGCCATGACGGCCAGCTCGTCCACGTAGGCGGTCGCGTCGGTGTAGGTGCCCTCTAGCCAGTTGAAGAACAGGCCGTTCACATTCTCGCGCGTGAGGGTCTCCCAGAACGCATTCTGAGGGGCGCGGGCGGCGGCGATGCTGCTGTCCATGGTGGTGCCCCAGGCGATGCGAGTGATGTCGTCCACGACGGTGATGTCAGCGTCCTTCGTCTCGTCGAAGTCGAACTCGATCTTCATGGAGCCGGAGTTGGCCTTGATGAGCGCCTCGACGGCGTCCTTCTTCTCCTCGACGGCGGATTTCAGTGCGCCGAAAAGGGTCGCCTTAACGCGCTCCTTGAACTTGTCCTGCAGGGCCTTGATGGTCTCCTGCTGGTCCTTGATGGTCTTGTCGAGATTGTCGATGCTCTTTTCCTGAGCCTCGATTCTCTCCTGGGCGGCCTGCAGCCTTTCGACGGCAGCCTTCACCTCGGCAGCGGCCTTCTCGCCCGCCGCCTTCTCGATGCTCTCACGCATCGCCTTGATCTCTTCAGGTGTCATGATATTTTGGGATTTAGATTCGTCCGCCCCGCCCTTGTCGGACTTGGCGGTGATGATTGTTGCTTTTGGATTGGCCGGGACGGTCACGGGCGAGACCTCGTAGACCTTGATCTCGTCCAGGATGCGGATTTCATACTCGTAGTCCTCCCGCTTCTCGTAGTGGTAGGCGACGGCCTGGTATCCGATGGAAAACTGCGTCACGGCCCCGGCTTTCAGCAGGATGGCTGCGTCCTTCCCGGCGGTGGTCGGGAGGATGTCCGCCTCGATCCACATACCGTAATCGTCCACTCCCTTGTCGGTGATCTTGCCGATGACCGTTGCGCGGTCGTGCTGCCAGCAGAGGGCCATCCGGTCGGCCTCCTCGGAGGCGAGGAACTTGTCGCAGGCTCCGGGCATGATGATGTCGCCCACGCGGTCGACATTGCCGAAGGCGAGGGCGTATGCCTTGATTTTGGCGGCCACCCCCTCGGAGGCGTCGGCCTTGATCTCAATCCGGGCCTCTACCTGCTTGTTTTCAAGCTCCGGTAGGTCTCCGGCCTTGTATTCGATACGTTTCATTGCGCAAATCGTCTGTTTTGCGCAAAAATAAAAGAAAGCGATGTATTTCATACACCGCTTGATATTTGGTTTTTCGATATCGTTTACTTATTTTTGCCGTATGGAAGTTCCTGCAGAAGTTTTGGCCGCGGCCGCCGGCCTCGTAGAAATGTACGGCGTTAAATTCGAGCTCATAGGCTCGCGTGACGGGACGGATTACTATCTGTTCCTCATTCCGGAAAGCGAGACAACGGGATTTC